GTAAACAAAATGATTGGATTATCAAAGGCGTTAAAGGGGAATTTTATCCTTGTAAGCCAGATATATTTAAAGCGACTTATGAAAAGGTTGAGCAACCAACTGAACACTAATTTTAGGGGGGGGATATGACAAAGCCAAATAAATATGGGTGTCGCAAAGATGATGATGTTTGTATTGTTCACGATGAACCATTAGTTTGTAATCACGGTTGCACTCAACAAGTAGTAAGTTGTAATTGTAAAGAAAGGAAAGAATATCTTGAGTGGCAGAAAAAAGGCGAGGAGAACCTATGAATAACCTGACACAGAGTGGGAGGGGGAGATGGATTGGTATCAAGATAGACTAATAGAAAAACTCCAAAGAAAAGTTAAAAAGCTGGAGAATGAAATTTTAAGAAGAGATTATTATTCTGAATTTGAAGTTATTGATGGATTAAATCAGCATAAAGATGGATTAAATTTTAAACAATGGAGAAAGAAAATTGCCCTAAGAAAGGATAAAAACCTATGAGCGTGAAATGTAAAGTTTGCCAAGAGGAAACAGATAGCACGGGTGAAAATTTTTTTATTAAATTTTATGCGGGTGAAAGGGGTTAAAATGAAAAATTTTTTCAGTAAAATTTACGACTCTATAAATAAATTTTTAACAGATTTATGTTACACAATCAGTCAAGATGACAGAAAAACTAATATCAAAAGAAAGAGAGGGTAAGATGACTACTTTTAATAGTTGGTATGAAATTTATGTGGCAAAGAGAAACAATAAGGTGGTAATTGATAATGTGGACAGCTTAGAAGAAGCCGAAGAAATTAAGGTTAAGTTAGCGGAAAAGGGGATTAAGGTTGTAATTAAAGAATGGAAATTGGACAAAGAAATCCCAATATTTATGGGAGAGGTATAAAATGCCCTATAAAGATATTAAAAAGCAAAAAGAATATTGTAAAAAATATAATCAAGAACATCAAGAACAGATAAAAAAGTATAAAAAAATTTATGCTCAAGTTCATAAAGAAGAACTAAATGAATATCATAGAATTTATCGCCAACAACACAAGAAGCAATTAAAAAAATATAGACAAGACCATAAAGAAGAAACAAATCAAAATATGAAAAATTATAAACAAATAAATATGAATTATAGAATAAGTAGTTGTTTAAGAAGTAGGTTATGGAAAGCATTAAATAGAAATTTTAAATCTACAAATACAATGAAATTAGTAGGTTGTAGTATTGAATTTTTAAGAGAACATCTACAAAAGCAATTTAAAGAAGGTATGACTTGGGATAATTACGGAAAGTGGGAAATAGACCATATAAGACCTTGTAGCAGTTTTGATTTAAGCAAAGCAGAAGAACAGGTAAGATGTTTTAACTATACAAATCTTCAACCTTTATGGGAAGAAGATAATTTGAAAAAATACAATATTTTCTTAATGGGGGGAGATTTAAATGAGATTAAAGTGTAATCAATGTGGGCATATTAAAGATGTGCCAGAGCAAGAGTTGATGTATAATACCGAATGTGGGTTATGCGGTGGCAATATGTTATTTGAAGCAAGTGCAGATTATTTGGAAAGAGAAAAAGAACTCCGAACCGAAAGCGAAGGAATACACGAACAGATAGATAATCAGGCAATCAATACAATGATAAGTGAACTAAAAGAATTTGGAGAAGAAAAGATATGGAAGGAAATAAATTCTTCCGATTTAGAAGTAAGATTACTTATTTTACCGATATTTATAGAAGCAAAAAGAAAAATAAAAGAGGAAGAAAAATGAAAACTATAAAAGGTTGCAAAGGAATTAAGGGAATAAAAGGAATACCACTTATTAAAATAAAACACAAGATATATCTTCATCATATTTTTCAGATAGGTATTTTTAGATTTAGTTTTTATATCTTAGGTAGCAAATTTTCTATAAGATTAGAAATTGCAAAGGGTTGGGAAAATTAGATGATAACTATATGTGATAAATGTAAAAAGAAAGATTATTGCCCTATGAGGGATTATGAAGATTTAAAAGATTGCGAATATTTTAAAAACGGGAGAATAAAATGACATTAAAAGATGTAAAAAAAGTTTTAAAAGCCGAGAAAGAATTTTTAGTTGAAATTTATGCGGAAGGTATGGTTGCAGATGATTTTACAGGAGAAGATTATAGCAAAGGCGTGTTTGAAAAACTAATAAAAAAGGAGAAGAAAAGATGAGTAATAGAGTAGATACAATTTTATGTGTAATAGGGTTGATTTTAATAGCTTTATTAGTTGTAGCGATTATCCCTGCACAGGCCGGAAATTTTGCTTTTGGGAAAACTACTTACGAAACAGCAGACGATATACTAATTGTTAATAGTTTAGGAGATGAAGTATCTCTTTCTACTTTTGATAAATTAGGCGTGAATGATTTTATTCCTGAAAATGCAGTTAAAAACTATTTAGCATTAGAGGGATATACTCAAGCGAATGACTACAATCCGTCAGTTACAAATCCGCAATTTCCCGAATATAATGTGAAGCCAGACGATAGTCAAGAATGGACAAAATTGACTTTTGCAGGACTTCTGGGCGACCCCAGAGCAACGCAAGATGTTTATGTGTTGACTAAAGAATATGACCGATTGAGTGCATTAGGACAAGCCACAAGTATAGATAATTTGAATAGTGGATTATCAACAGAAACTATAAATAGAATAAATAATGATAATACATTACAGAATAATATTACCTATGAAAGTATTTTAAGAACGACAGCAGACAATCAATTACAAAACAATATCAATGTGGTTGATAATAATAGTCAGAACCGAGATACTAATTTACAGACCAATATAAACAATGAATCTATTACAAGAAGCAACGCAGATAATAAACTTCAATCAAATATAAACAATGTTAATTCAAGGGTAGATGATGTAAGTAATAGAGTAAGCCGATTGGAAAAAACGCAATACAAGGTGCAGACCGAGTTTAGAGTATATGATAATAAATATTTAACAGTATCTCCTTATATAAGTAACAATTTAACTCGCAATAAATTAGATGAAGCAGGAGTGCGTGTTACGATTAAACTCGGAACATCATACGAAGAAAGAGAAATTGCTAAGACCAATTCAAGATTAGAACGATTAGAACGCAGTGTAGGACAATCAGCAGTAATTGAACGGACTTTAGATAGTAAAGGACATATAAAGTCAATAAGAATAAATAGTAGTGGATTATCAGTTAACGGACAATTTTAAAAAGGAGGATAAAATGAGTAAAAGTAGACACCCATATACATTTAGTTTAGACGAAACAGAAAATAAAGATTTAGAAATAGCCAAAAAGAATTGCGTTGACGGAAAGTTAATAACAATCATACGAACAGGAATAGCCCATTACGTTGGTTTTAAAACGAGAAAATAAAAAAAGAGGTAATAAAATGTTCAGGGTAGGTATAACTTCTAATAAGGGTAGGATTGAGGCTCGCAATTTTGATACCAGAGAGCAAGTAGATGATTTTATCCTTAGCTTTGATAAAGACGAAGTTATTACCCATTACAGAATTGAAGAGAATAATGTGTTGATTGAAACAGAGAAAGGAAGGCAATAAAATGGCTAAAGCGACAGAGAATATAATCTTAGGTTTGGTGAAAGATTATGAAGATTATTTAGGATATTTAAGTTTAAAAGATTTGATTAAAATTCAAAAAGTTTGTAGGTCAGCGTATTTTACAGATGAAGATACTATATGGGAACCATTTGAGGACTACGACAAAGAACAAGTTTTAGAGTTTGTTATGAATAATTTTCTTAGCTTATGCGATTTTATTGAGATTGAACATAAACAAAGTGATGTATTGAAATTAAAAATTTAATATGTAGCAGGTGCTATATGAATATCTGGGGAGATAAAATATTTTGCCATATATGCCAAAGGTGGATAGATAAAAGATTAGATACCCTATTTTTAGAGAATGATGATGTAGTATGTGGAATTTGTGCAGATTTTAATAAAGGAAAGTTAGCCCACTTAGGATTTTATTGGGATATATTTGGAGAAGATAATGAATAAACTCTTTAATTATTATAAAAATAAATATAAATTAAATATTAAACTTAAATATGTTAATTTATCTGGAACAACTTTAGGAAATTATGAATTAAAAAAGGGATTGATAAGAATAGATAAAAAACGAATAGAAAGAATGATTAAAAAAGGGGCATTACCAGTTTGGAGTATACCAGTATTTATTGAAAATAAAAAAGAAGCATTAAATTTTGTATTATTACACGAAATTAAACACGCTATTGATTTTAAAAATAAAATAGAATATCTAATCTGTAATGAAGCATTTTACGATTGTAGAGCAAATCGTTGGGCATTTAGAAGGTATAAGAAAGGATTAAAATGATTAGATTGATATGTGCTAATGAGGTATGTAAGTATTCATACGAAGTTAGCGAAAAAGAACTGGAAAATAATCCACAGTATCACGAAAAATGCTTAATCTGTCATTCAAAACTTGAAGTAGCAAAAGAAAGCATACAAGACCTTATTAAAAAAGGCATTGAAGAAAGGGTTAAAGATTATGTGGATTATTGGTTAGCAGAGTTAGGTGGAGATGAAACGTTATCTTTAGTGCAGAGAAATAAACATCAAGCGTGTTACAGGTTATATGTTGAAGAATTAAGAAAAAGAGGGTTTATTATAAAATGACTAAATGTAAATGCGGTAGAAAAAAATATACTTATTCAAAAATGTGTCATAAATGTTATTATAAAACATTAAAGGGAAAAACAAACCCGAATTATAAAAATGGTAGAACTTATGATAATAAATGTGAAAATTGTGGAAAGCATACATCAAAACATAGTCAAAAGTTTTGCAATAAATGTGCAAGTATAGGAGAAAATAATCCAATGTATAATAAAAAACATTCAAAAGAAACTAAATTGATTATGAGATTAAAAAGATTAGGCACAAAACACTCTTTAAAAAGTAGGGCAAAGATGAGTAAAGATAGAAAAGGAAATCCTGTTTATTTACATAGTAAGTTGGGTGTTACAGGAGATACCATAATCAAACATCATATTGATTTAGATAGAAGTAATAATGATAAATCTAATCTTTTAAAAATGAAGCAAAGAATTCATACCTCTTTACACCACAAAGCGTATAATTATTTGGTTAAAATAGGAAAGATAAGAAGTTATATTAGGTGGTTTGCGAAGGAGAGAGGATTAAAATTTAAATAAAATTTCTTTATCCGGGCTCCGGATAAAAATAAAAATTTTGAAAGGAGTTAAAGATGAATAACAAAAAGGTGTTAAAAATAGGCAATATATTTACTTTTGCAGAAGATAGGTTGATTGAAAAGGTTAAAAGAGGGGATATATATACCTATTCCGTAGGAGATGTGATAGACCAAGCTATAAGGGTTAGGGCGTATTTAGATAAGAACCCGAACCCTAAAATACCTACACAGACTAAAGAAGAACGAAAATTCAACGAAGCAAAAAGAGTGCTTATGACATATTATTTAAGGAAAAAACACAATGAATAGAAAACATATTAAAATAATAGAAGTTGATGGTAAATTAATTAAAATTAAATTACCTTCATTATCTTCCGAAGAAAAAAAAATAGCACGAAAAAAAACACAGGCTAAATGTTATCAAAAAAGGCGAACTTCAAATCTTACACCAGAATTACGGAAGTTAAAAAAAATCAGCCGAAGAATTGGAATAAATTTAAGAAATAGATTGAATTCAGCATTAAAAAGAAATTCTAAAAAAGGAAGAACATTAGAACTATTAGGTTGTAATATTGAATTTTTAAGAGAATACATACAAAAACAATTTAAAGAAGGTATGACGTGGGATAATTATGGCGGTGGTATTTGTGGTAAAGGAATGACTGAATGGCATATAGACCATATAAAACCTTGTAGTAGTTTTGATTTAAGTAAATCCGAAGAACAATATCAATGTTTTCATTATACAAATCTTCAACCTATGTGGGCTAAAGAGAATTGGGATAAACACGCTAAAACAGATTATATTTTATCAGTTTAATAAAATTAGCGTAAATTTTATGTTATACTCTATAATAAGGAGATAAATTTGAAAGAAACTAACGAAAAAAGACTTATAAGATTAATTAAGAAAGAATTTAAAGGTATAACTCTAATCAATGCAACGATTGATGAATTAGAGAGTTTATATTATCATATACGAAATTTAAAATATAGAATAAAAGGAGAATAATTTTATGGATTTTTGTGATGTATTTGGTATAAATCAATTATTAGATTGGGGAACTAAATTATTTAGTACAGATAAGTCCGTCTATCATTCTAAAGAAATTAAACCTAAAACATATTCTTTTCGTCCCAGAGTATTATCTGAATATATCGGTCAAGAGCGAGCAAAGGAACTAATCAATATTAATTTGCAAAAGATAAGAGAGATTAAGCCTGTTCATTTTATTATTAGCGGTAGTAAAGGAACAGGAAAATCTACTCTTGCCTATATAATAGGTAATGAATTGAATTTTGAAATATCAACGTATGTGGCCGGGTCATTTACTCAAGAGAATTTAGTAGAATTTTTAGCCAAGAACCAAGACGCTATCAATCCACAAATATTGTTTGTAGATGAAATTCATGGGTTGGAAAAATCATTGGGCGAATTTATGTATCCTCTTTTAGAAGATTTCTTATTGCCCGTAGGAAATCTTAAAGTAAGACCATTTATCTTCATAGGGGCAACCACAGATAAGAATATATTACAGAAACGATTAGCCCCTATGATTGATAGATGTCAAAGTGTGAACCTTGAGCATTATTCTGCGGAAGATATTAAAGCAATTTTAAAGCAATATAATGACCAATTATATCAGTTAAATATTAATGAAGAAGATTATGATTTACTTTCATTAAATACTCGTTATACTCCCAGAATAGCAATCAATTATTTTGATGATTTAGTTATATGTAAAGATATCAATAAGGTTTTATCTGCACATCAAATCATTAAGAATTCTTTAACTACTAACGATTTAATTGTATTAGAGCATTTAGCCGAAATAGATAAACCGACAGGAGTTGAAGTATTAGCAATCATTACCCAGACTACAAAACAGGACTATATGGTGTTGCAAGAACCATTCCTGATTATGGAAAGATACGTCAGTAGAACAAGTAGAGGTAGAATAATTACTGATAAGGGAAAACAAATCCTAAAGGAGATAGGTTAATGACTATTCAAGAGCAGTTAGATAAATATAAGGAATACCTTATTGCGAGGTCATTAAGCATTAATTATCGTAATGTTATTAGGATTTGGCTTAATTATTTACAGACTAAAGGATTAGAAACTTTTACACAGGAAACTATAACTCAATTTTTTACAGAAAATAATTATAAAATTAATAGTAAAAATCATTTTATTAGAGCCGGGCGGAATTATTATGGAGAATATTTACAAATCCCGAAAGAACAAAACGAATGGCATAAAGTAAAATTAATTAAAGCAGAAAGAAATATACCTAATTATATTAGAGAAGATGAGTTAGATAAGGCAATCTCCCAGATGATAACGCATAAGAGCGTATTAATCAATGGAACTAAACTTAACGCCTTATTACATTTCTGCTATTATGGTGGGTGCAGAAAGCAAGAGATATTAGATTTAAAGAGAGTAGATTTTGATTTAGAAAATAATTCTGCTAAAGTAAATGGTAAAGGAAGTAAGCAGAGAATTATTTGTTTTACTTCTAAAGTATCAAAAGAATTATTAGATTATTTTGCATCAGAAAAAGAAGTTACTAATGCTTTTAATATTACTGAAAATCAATTAAAATATTTGCCTAAAGTAATGGCAAAATATTTAGGTAGGAATTGTTATTTGCATTTATTAAGGCATAGTTTTGCAAGGAATTTGCTGTTTAATAAAGGTGTTGATATGAATACAGTTAGTAAGCTTTTAGGTCATTCTTCAATTCAGACAACTATGATATACATTAATCCTGATGAAAAAACAATTAGTGAGAATTATAAAAAATTGGTGGGCTAAGATGAATAAAATTGGGTGTCCATATTGTGGCTCTTCTAAAATACGACATGTAAATTCAAAGACATACCCTTATTTTTGTTTGAAATGTAAAGAAAAATTTAATAAAGAAACTTGGTTGAAGATAGACGAAGATAGGGTATTAAGATTTCCAGACTGTCAGGAAAAAGAATTTCGTAATAGAGAACCCATTTATGCCAGATGTAATCAGCCATATGCGTTTGGAGAACCATTAGAATTAAACTTTGAAAAGGACTAAGATGATATATAAACTATTCTATATAATGATGTTAGTAGGTTACTTAGGATTATCTTTACAGACACCTGATTTTAAAGGTAAATTAATTGGTATTTTATTATTAGTAGTTAATGCTTTAATTTTTTGGAGATAAAAATGAAACGTAGAGCCATTTGTAATACACATTCAGATTTATCAGACCTAATTGATGATATAACTGAACTAAAGTTATTGACATCAGATAAGGATAAATTAATCCTTATTATAGGTCAGATGAGGAAACTAATAAGGGAAGCTATGGAATCCGGCCAAGCTATGGAAGATAGGTTAAAAGAGTATAAATTGGCTATTGAAGGACTTGGATTTATAAGAGATAAGGATAATGGGCTGAAGGAAGAAATAGATTCACTCAAGCAAAAAGTATTTGAACTGGAGAATTTATAATGAATAAAGAATTAGATGTATTAGCTGAAGAATACATAAAGACTAAAGACAAAAATATCTTAGATAAGATATTTAAGATATTAAAAAATTTACTGAAGAAGAAAGCGTCATTTGTATTTTATAATCAAACATTTCACGAAGGAAGAATAATAAGGTATAAAACTATTCAACCAGAAAATAAGAAGATACCAATTCACGAATACAATTTTAAATTATCTGAAACAGGTCAAACGGAATTAAAAGATGTAGAACAGGAACTTGCATTAGAAGTAATTAGGATATTAAATAAATATAATCCTAAACAATCATTTGAAACATATTTAATTAGTGCATTGTGGCTCTGGACACCGAAGTTTGCCCGGAAAAATAAATTCTTTAATTACTTTAAAAATAATTCTATGAATGTTATTGATGATAATGGAAATGAAAAATCTCTTATAGACGAATTACCGCAAGAAGTTAATCATTATAATGATAATTTAGAAGAATTATTTGAAAATTTAACTGAAACAGAAAAAAAGATAATAAATTTATTTCAGGAAAATAGTAACATTAATCAATCACAAATAGCTGGTATAATTGGGATTACAAAACAAAGAGTATCGTTCATATTAAAAGGATTGAAAAAAAAGTATGTAGATTAGGGAATTAGCGTAAATTTTATGTTATACTTGATTAGAAGGTAAAAAAGGAGATAAAATGGCACATAAATGTATAGACTGCGGAGCAAAAGTAAGCAGAGCCGATAGTAAGAGATGTAGAGTTTGTTTTAATAAATGGACAGAGGACACTAAAATGAAAGATAATAAATCTGAAAAAAAGATAGATGTTTCTAAGCTAATTGTTGAAGCATTGAAAACTACATTGGCTAATGTTCAACCCTATAAATCCGCTTCACAGACTAAAGTAGACATAAAGGGAGATACGCTAGTTATTCAACTTAGCGATTTACACGCAGGTAAAATCGTTACAGACCAAGAAGGCAAAACAATATACGATGAAAATATTTTTAGAACAAGAATAAATATTTTAATGGAACAGACATTAAAATTATTAGATAATAATATAAGCAAAGGAACACCCATCAGAGATGTAGTTATTCTTTCGACAGGAGACCAAGCAAACGGAGAAAATATATACGCAACACAAGCCTATGAACAAGAATTAGCCCCCCCGAAGCAAGTTATGTTAGTAGTAGATGTTATTACTAAGTTAATTACATCTCTATTAGATAGAAAATTACCCGTAACATTTTACGGGTGTAGGGGAAATCATGGGAGAACTGGAAAAGATACCGATGTTACATCAAATTGGGATTTACAAATTTATTTAATTTTGGACTTCTGGGCGAGGTTAGTTTTAAAGAATCCCAAACTAACTGTCAAATTCGCAGAAACAGAACATATGGTTTTGGATATACGAGGACATGGATATTTAATTCGCCACGTAGCACCAGAACAATGCGATAGTCCAGCAGGCCGGGCAAAAATAAATGAATGGGCAAGAAGACACAGGGTAGAAGTCGTGGTTTATGGACATTGGCACCACTTTGGATTTAATGATGTAGACGGTATTCGTGTAATCAGAGGTGGTTCGATTGTTGGGGGAGATTCTTTATCGGAAAGTATGGCTAAACATTCATTTCCCATACAATTGGTTTGGGGAGTTAATGAAGCAAGGGCAACATCATTTTTCTATGCAGTTGATTTAGGGGAGGGAAAGTAAGATGCCTTCTGGAGTATATAAAAGGTCAAAATTACATATTAAGCATATTACAGGGAAAGGTAATCCTTTTTTTGGAAAACAACATAGTCAGAAATCAAACGAAGCAAATGCTCTTTCTCATCATAGACCTTTTGGTTGGATTCGAATTCTCAAAACAAAAGGATATAAAGAAATAAAGATATTTCCTTATAAATGGCAAAGATTATCAAGAAACATTGTTGAGAAATATATCGGTTATGAGTTAAAAAAGGGTTGGATGATTCACCATATAGACGGTAATCCAATGAATGATGATTTAAATAATTTTTACATTTTCAAAAATATGGGTTTACATCTTAATTTTGAAATGTTAATTAAGTATGAAATTATAGATAGATTTATTTTAAAAAGTAATTTAAATGAATTTAAAGTAGATTTAAACGAGAAAGGATAATAAATGGCTAAACAAATTGTAAATAAAAAGAATACACCAATTAAAAAAAGAGATAGCGATTGCTATCAGAAAAAAGTAAGAAGGATAACCGCATGGTATAATAGGTTAGTAGAATTAAGAGAAGATGAAGCGGATATTAATCCGAATACTAAATCCGCTAATAAAAGAAAAGAATTAAAACCTTTAGATTTTTATATATCTAAAGTCAAGAAAGTGGGGGATTAAAGATGAGTAAATTACCTAGAGTATACTGTGAACATTGTAAGTATTATTATAATAAAAATTCTGAACATTTTCTAATATATATTACAGAAAAACCGCATCAGTGTGGACATCCTGATAACTTAGTCAAAAAAGATGACCCTATTAGACCGAGAATAATATGTAGACAATACGCAGACAGAATTAATAGATATAATAATTGCAGAAATTACAAAAGAATTTGGTATAAATTCTGGATAAAAGGAGAATAAAATGTTAGAAAATATAGTATATCAGAACACAGGAGTTTTAGATAATGCTTTAATGTTAGTAGCATGTATTTCAGCTATAATTATCTTAGTAAGAATATTTAGAGATAATGCTAAGAATAGGAGAAAATAATGAAAATACTTGTAAGTTTATTTGGAAAAAATCATTTTATTCCAGGAACTCCGTATGAAAAGAAAGTAGATTTTAATAATTATTATACAATGGAGTTACATTGTAAAAATTGCAATCATTATACATCTACATATATTAAGAAGGGTGTGCATGTAAATGATGTTGCAACCCATATAAGATGCAGTAATTGCAATGTCAGATTGGAGAAGATATAATGAATATTATTCTTACTCTTTTAAAAGGGTTGTTAGGAACTAAATTTGGTTGGATTATTGCCATTGTAGTTGGGATTATACTTGGCGGAAGTTTAACAAAGAATATTGTTAATGGTAGTTTTAGTGTAGCCAAATTTGCAAGTGGTTTTAATCCATTTTCTGGTGGAGTGCAAGGTAAATTAATCTATTATGGATTAATTATATTTGCATGTTTTACTGTTTATCATTTTATAATGCGACCAACACAATCATTTGATACCGATTATAGAAATCAGATACAAGGTAATCAAGATGTATTTGTAGACCAAAGAGTAGGAAATAACAATGGTTGTGATGTTAATTTATTATTTGGACTGATTAAATTTGGGTGTAAACAAGACCCTATAACTAAAACAGTAAATATTGACCCTATGTGTGAAGAATGTCAAGTAACCGAGGTTAAAAAATGATGAATTTGTCAGAATTAAAACCAAGATTACCTATCTTCGAAATTGGAACAGAAGGTGTAGTCGGATATACTGGTGCGACTGGAGTAACTGGAAGTACAGGTATAAGTGTGTTGTCTACAATACTTGATAATTTTGCCAAGTTAGCACCAAAAACTAAAATATGTTCAATCTGCTGCGGGAAAGGTAAAGTAGAAAAGCAAGGTTTATTTGGAGTTATTAGATTAGTAACATGTAAATGCAGGAGATAAAATGAACATATTCTTTTGGTTAAGACATAAACATTTAATATTAAGAATCAGAAATTATTGGAAAAATGAATTCAGTATGGTTGGAAAATAAGGATTTCTGTGTTCTAAGTGTGGGAGGAATTTTTAAATGAATTCATGTTCGAAATGCGGATTAAGTTTACCTAATAATTATTTGACACCTGTTATTTTTAAAAATAAACAGGGTCAACAGAAAAAGGGTTATTTATGTATAACATGTAGAGCAGAAATTGATAATAAACAGAAAGGACAAACCAATGCTTAAAGTATTGAGATTACATTATGCTTTAATACTGTTCCTTAATAAAGAACTTAAAAAGAAAAGAACCATTAAACAACTACTGGTTTTTCTTAGAGATATTGCTAAAAGATATTATGAGGTTCATCTTCAGGAGTATAAAAAATTATTTCTGAATCTTGACCCGGAATATTTAAAACAGAAAGCAGAATTTGAGAAGCATAATAAGGTCAAAGCAGACCTTCAGAGGGCTTTAAAGATTTTACAGTATATTGATGCTAAAATGATGAAAGAAGGCAAATCTAGGCAGTCAATTCGTCAATTTTGGCTAGATTTTACTAAGAATGCCCAAGTTAGGGAAGACGTGTTCCAGAGTATAGAAAAGGAGTTATAAATGAAATGTCCATATACCGAAGTAGATTGTGATAGTGATGCTCCTGAATGTAAAGTATGCACGTTATATATTCAGTTGAATGAGAAGGAGAACTAAAATGCCTTACATTAAACCAGAAGAACGACTTAGTTATGATAAAGTATTAGACCAAATGCCTGATATTAGAAGTAAAGGCGATTTGGAATACTGCGTTTTTAAATTAATGAAGCAATTTATGAAAATAAGAGAAAAGAGATATTCTACTTTGCATGAAGTAGTTTATGCAGTAATGCATTGTGCAGAAGAATATAGACGCAGATTTTTGGATAAAAGAGAAGATGAAGCAAAAGATATTAATGGAGATATAAATGATAAAAATTATCGAAATGATTAACAAATTTAACAAGGAGATTTAAATGATTAAAAAATTTACATTATTGTTACTGTTATGTTTCTTTTTAATGGGATTTAGTTATTCACCAATTTCAAAATATAATTCATATATTGGTAAAGATGTAAAAATTACAACTTTGAATAGCGTATATAATGGAAAAATAGAGAATATAATGACTATGGATATTTGTAAACAGCAAGATGTGTTTGGAAATTGTATAAATAGGATTTATTACCATAGTATTATATTAAAACTTAGCAATAAGAAAATTCTTATTTCTGAAGAGAAGGTTTTAACAATTGAGGAAATAAAATGAAAGCTGAAAAATTATCCCTGATTATTGATTCTATATGTAAAGAATTAGGGATAGAATACTGTTCTTCTAATCCACATTTAGTAACTTTACAAGAAGATGCCATGAAAATGTCAAAGATGTATCTTCAGTTAAAGGAAATGGCTGGAATACTAAAAGAAATAGAAGAACGTCATGAATTGAATGGATTAAGGGGAAAATTTGATGAATTAATTAAAGAAATAGACTGTGCAGACCATTTGTTAATAAGAGTAGCCAGAGAATTAAAGGAGAAAGAATGATTTACGCATTATTAACAGTTTATTTTGTAGTGGTTATAGTTGTTTCTTTATTAATCATCAGTCAATTATTTATGAGGTATTAAAATGATAAAAGTAATACTGGTATTTATAGTTGGATTTATTGAACAATTACTATATACCGCTTATTTACTTAGTGTAAATAAGAAACAGGTAAAGGCATCTACCTTATTAATGGTAGCATATATGACGATTTATCTATTTATTATTACTTATGCGATTAAAGATACCAATACGATACCTTTATTGATAGCGTATGCTTTAGCATGCGGAGCAGGAAATTATTGTATAATGTTATGGGAAAATAGAAACAAAAAGGAAAAGAAAAATGTCAAAAAGACCCGTTAGGAATTATTTAAAAATTATTAATGAATTTGCCAATACTCAAAGTCCTTTTGATTTTGAGATATTAGGTTCTATTCATTACGATAAATGCTATCCATTTATATCATTTCATACACATTCTAAATTAGCTAAGTATAACGTAGTTATTAATTCTGGTGCACATGGGGAAGAATCAATAGCGGTAAGAGTTATGTTAAGATTTTTACAGGAATTTAATAAGGAATTTTTAGGGTATTATAATTTTCAGTTATTTCCTATTATCAATCCATTCGGATATACCTATAATAAACGTAAGAATGGAAATAATCAATATGGTAATACTGGATTTAATTTAGCAAAATTAGAAAACGTTACTCAAGAAGCATTATTAATTAAAGAAGCAATACCAAATAAAGTAGATTTATTTATAGATATACATGCAGACATCACTAAATCTGGTTTTTATATTTATGAAAGAAAAAGGCCAGATAACGGTAGTTTAGCAGAAACCAGTTTAGCTATATTAAAAAAGAATAAGATACCTATATTAGAAAACGATACTGTATATTTAGAAAAATGCGTTAAAGGTGTTGTAGTTCAACCAATTAAAGATGGTTCTATGGATGATTCTATGTTTCAAAAAGGTGCAATATATTCTTTATGTATTGAAATTCCAGGAAAGATACCCGAAGATAATCAGATGATAGGTGGACTGATATTATTAAATCAAATATTAGCCAAATTTAAGGAGATAAAATGAGAAGATTAGTTCAAGAAGCAAAATACGATGTAATATGCGATACATGTGGCAGGGCTTTAGAATCGCAGATTAAAAGTGATGGGATAAAATTAATAATCGTTGATACAGAGTACGATTTTTGTAGTATGAAGTGTTTAGTTTCTTTTCTTTATGCAGAAATTACAAAGGAGAAATAAATGAAAAAATTCAATGCAGATTTAATTAAAGTTGTTGCGATAGGACTTGCTGTTGGGATAATTTCTGTTCTGGGTATTGTGCAATACCAGAATAATAAAAAGGTTAATGAACGCTTGAACAATTTAGTTTTAAAACCTACTGAAAATGTAGATGATTTATCAAATAAATTAAGAATTAAAAAAATAGCATTAGAACAAAAATTAAAACAGGTTAATATTATGGTCAGAAATAAAACTGCATCCGCATTAGGTAGCGGTGTATCTATTAAATATAAAGGTAAGTTTTATGTTTTAACAGCCGGACATATGGCTGATAATCCTACTGATGAGTTGTATCTGTATGAAAACGGTAAAGAAATATGTAAGTTAGAGATAGTTAAAAAAGATTATGACGGAACAATAAATGATGTTAGTAAAAATGATTTACTTTTATTACAACCAGTAAATAAAAATATACAACCCAGATATTATACTGAACTTGCAGAAATAGAACCAGTTACAGGTACACAGGTTTATATAGTGGGTAATCCGATGGGAATTGAAGATGTAATAAGTGATGGAAGAACGACAAAGTATATAGGTAATTTTATGTATTATCTTGGTTATACGTATTTTGGTAATTCAGGAGGCGGTGTATACAATTATGATGGTAAATTAATAGGAATTGTATCTCATATGTATAATTTAAAACCTGAATCTATTCCAGATGCTCCAGATTACGTTGTGAATGGTGCGGTTAGGTTAGATACCATTCTAAAGTTTATGGAGGGGGTGCATTAAAATGAAGAAAATAGAGGGTTATAAATATTCTACATATTTAATCGGTGCAATGTCTGTTACTGCCGAGAAAGATGGTGGAATAGCCTCAAGAGTTGAGGTAGAAAAAGAATTACGTATGAGGAACGTATTCCCTATTAATCCGGCCAAACTAGAGGCTGCAAAGACAGGTATTTCAGCAGCAGACGCTATTGAAAAGATTATTGGTTGGGTTGCTTCAGGAAAAAGAGAATTATTACAAGAAACAGGTAAGCAGATTTGGAAAGGCCATAATGAATTGAATAGTGAAGGAAATGTAGTTCATATTGGTGGAGATTTAGATTATGTTCATGCAAGTGATTGGCTAACATTTGTTTTAAAAGTTGGAGACAAACCCTGTGGAACATATTTTGAAATTGGAGTAGCCATAGATAACAATATTCCAGTTTATTTAATCACAAATATTCCTAAAAGAGATTTACCTCAAAGTTTAATCTTAGGAATTGAAGCAGTTGGTGGAGAATTTTTTGAGAACCTAAATCAGTACCTGATATTTATTGATGAACGTTACAGATTAAAAAGAATAGAACCCAAAACAGAAGATAAATAATGAAAACTAAACTAAAACCGCCATACAAATGTGCAAATTGCGGTGTATTACTCGGTAAAGATAATTGGTATAAAACATCTAAAAAACATAGAATTTTTGTATGCAAAAAATGTCATGATGTTAGAGTAAATAAATGGGAGCATGTACATATGAAAGAAACAAGAATAATGACGAGAAATTGGTGTAGAAAAAACCTTACTACGACATGGAGAAAAGGTAAACAAATAGTCTTAGTGGGGAAAAAAAGAGATTATCCAAAAAATAGCAAATGCGAATTATGTAAGAATACAGTTAAAAAGAATTTAGCCTATCATCATTGGGATGATAAAAATGTTAGCAAAGGTCTGTGGTTATGTTTTAAATGCCATATGTTTGCTGAAGTAATTGATAAGTTAGGTATTGGAATTGTTAATGTTTATCATCTATTAAAATTAAAAGTAGAACCGAAAGAGGAGAAATAATGAAAGTAAAACAAACCGATATTGCATGGGCTGGAGGATTTTTCGATGGCGAAGGTTCTTCTGTTTGTCGTATTAATAACGGAAATCCATTTTCAATAATGCAAATAACATTAGGGCAAAAAGATTATAAAGGGTCTATAGCACCGACCCTCATCAGATTTCAAGAAATTCTCGGGGTTGGTAAAATTTACAGAAAAACCCTGACGGGTAAAGAAATCGATATGCATCAATTTTATGTATGTAAATTTGTAGATGTTCAAAGAACTATAAAACTTCTCTGGAATTATATATCAGAACCTAAAAAACAGCAATTTATTCGTAATGCAAAATTATTAAAACAATATTCTGGAAAGGACATTTTAAAATGAAAGACAATAACTTAAAAAATACTAATCCTAAAGATTTGATAGGTAGTGATAAAATACCTCTTCATTTATTCCCAGATACAGCGAAGGTTTATGGTGCGTTGGCTTTATTAGACGGAGCACTTAAATATGGTAGAGCAAATTGGAGAGCAGCAGGTGTGAGAGCTTCTATTTATGTAGATGCAGCTAATAGACATCTATCTAAATGGTTTGAGGGTCAGGATATTGATGAAGATTCAGGTTTACCTCACTTAGCTCATGCATTAGCATGTATTGTTATTTTAATTGATGCACTTGAAGCAGGTAAATTAAAAGATGATAGAATGTATAAAGGTGGTTATATTGAATTATTAAAAAGAATGACACCTGAAGTAAAAAGATTGAAAGAAAAATATAAGGATAAAAATCCTAAACATTGGACAATAGAAGATAACAATAAGGAGGGGTAATATGTCAATTTTAACAGTAGCTTTTATAGTTTTTGCTCTCATTGATTTAACTTTTGTTGGTACTACAACTTTTTTCGTTGTAAAATTAGTAAAAAGGATATTAGATGAAAAATCGGTTTTAGAAGAAATTAAAAAAGCATTAATTGCTTTAAAGAAAAGCAATCCAAGAGATTTTATTGTGAAAGGTCAGGGGAAGTAATATGGATAATAGAGATAGCGATAAAAAAAGAATAGAAGTAAAACTTCCAGAGAACGTTCCAGTTGACTACAATTTTGAAAGGATGCTGAAATCCTTTATTAAAAATGTAGAAAAACTTGGAGTATTGAAGGAAGTTAAAGCCAGACGATACTATATTAAACCATCAGAAATAATTCGTTTAGCTAAAAAGCAAAGGAGAAAATAATGCGATATGATGAAATGGTAAAATATTTTGAATCAGATGATGAAATTGCAAAATTGTTAGGAAAATTAGCAGCAGATTATTTCAATACTATTGACGATTATAATGGTCAATTAGTAGGTGGAATATTATCTACTACTGATGAGCTTAATAAAGCCAAGACAGAATTAGCTGCAATTATTGCTAATCTGCAACCGATTTATAGTAAAGCAATGTCTCTTAAAAAACAGAAAGAATATCGGTATTATGTGGTTAAAAAACAGTCAGCAGAAGCCTCTGGTGGAAAGTTTACCGATGGTTCGACCACAGTAGAAGCTAAGGATTCAGTAAGAATTTATCGAGATGTAAGAGATATTTTATTTGGTTATATCAAGTCAGCAGAGAGTCTTTATTTTGATTGCCGAGATAGAACTGAAGCGAATCGTAAAGAGTATGGGAAAACAGATAAATAAAATGAAAATTTGTCCTAAGTGTGGCTCAATATCGGAAGACAATCAAGACTTATGTTCTGCATGTGGAGAATTATTGTCCATAATGCATTACATAACTATTAGCAATTTACCATTAGTTTGGAGATATTGGTATGAATAAACTAAAAAGTATAATTGAGTGGATTATTATTTTAATAGTATGTTATTTAGTAGCAGGTTGGATTAGTTACTATATATTTGGGATAAGAAATTAAAATGAATAAATATAATCAATTTCAAAATGCAATAATATTAATATTTTTACCCGTTATATTATTTATAGGAATATTCGTTTGTATCGGAGAAGAAATTTATTGGTTTATAAAGGATAGAATTAAATGAATATCTTGATTAATATTTTAAAAATTGCTTTTATTGTTGATGTTATGATGATATTTATTGTTATTTTTGAGTATATTGATTCAGATGAAGACATATATGAAACTGGAGATAAAAAATTAAATGAGTAAATGTATCGTATGTAAAAAAGAAATAAGTAGATATGCAGAAAGATGCTCATCTTGTGCTAAAAAAGGAAGATTAAATTCTATGTTCGGTAAAAAAAGACCAGATTTAGGAAAATGGAATTCTAAACAGAAAAGAACTGGAAAAAATAATCCATGTTATAGACACGGGAGAACATATAAAGAAGTACAGTGTAAGGTGTGTGGTAAAAATTTAAGCAAACATGCGTTCTATTATGGAGTTAAGAAATGCAAAAATTGCATGTACAAAACCAAAATAGCGTGGAATAGAAATAAGAAAATTGGAAATTTAAAATGCAAACATCATGTAGACCTAAACAAACACAACAATAAAAAATCGAATATAATGATATTGACAAATTCAAAACATCTATCATTACACCGTTTAACATATTTATACATTCTAACAAAATTCGGTTTGAAAGGAATCAAGAAATATATTTCTTGGTTTAATAAAAGATGTCAAAAATAATCGTCATAGATGAGGGGTACGTCAAACACAAAGGCATATTCGCCTATATGAATAATCCAGATATACCAGTAACGTATTTATTTATGAGAATGTGTATTGGCTATTTAAAGAAAATAGGTTTAAATCAAGATGATACTGTCATTATGGCTGTTGATTATGGAAATTGGCGTAAAGATATTGACCCGACATATAAAGCCCAACGTAGAGAAGCAAGAGAAGAAAAGAAATCACCAGAATGGTGGACTAATATATATAATGAATTTAATGAATTTTATAAAGTTCTAGATTTGGCATTACCCTGGCAATTCTGTAAAATTTTTAAAGTAGAAGCCGATGATTGGGCTTCAGGGGCATGCAGATATTACACCGATAAAGAAATTATTTTAGTTTCATCTGATAGAGATTGGGAGATGCTTTGCAATTTTCCTAATGTAAAAATATTTTCTCCTATGACTAAAAAATATAAGATAGTAAAAAATCCAATGAAAGTATTAATGGAAAAAATTCACGGAGATGTTTCCGATAATTTACTTACAGTACCATCTTCGGAAATGGAATTTGACCGTAGGAAAAAAATAGTAGATTTAATTAATCCCTTACCAGATTTTATAGAACAACCAATTAGAGATAAATTTGCATCATTTTTGCCAAAAAATTTATACACTAGAAAACTACCTTACAGAAGTATTGCTGCGGATATCGATAAACTATATAAAGGAGCGAAATAATGGCTAAAGTTAAAGTTGAAGTGATTAAAAAAGTAAGGAATCAATTATGCGGATGTTGTAATCCAAAAGCACAAGGAAATTCTAAATTAAGAAATACATGCATTAGATGTAATGGAACAGGTAAAATAAAAGATTATCATTATACTATGATAGTTGGTAAATACGCATATGATATGGACACTATTAAATAAGGAGAACTAAAAATGAATTATATATGTTATAAAATTTTATTGAGATGTAAATGTTGTGAAAAACAAATTGAAGTAGCTTCTTTTGATTATTATCATAATGCTATTGCTAGAAAAAATCAATTAATTGAGACCTTTGGAAAAGGTAGAATAGAAATAATAAAAAAAATTAGACCTTTAATAAAAACTAAACAAGGACAAAAATTTTACGAAATAGAATAAGGAGGATTAAAATGGCAGAATTAAAAGGAACGATTCAAGTAAAAGCAGGAAATGGTAAAGGATTTATCATTGCGGATGTTGAAGGTTGGTTTAATTGTGCAGATGTAGCACTCTTATCCAAATTTAATAAAGGGGATAAAGTTATTGTTTCTTATGAAGCATCTGGAAAGATAAGAAAAGTAACCATGATTTCTTCCGATGGGCCAAAAGAAGCTGCTCCTGCTGTACAAAAAGCACCTGAACCAGTTAAACAAGAAACACCTAAACCATCTTCAACTGGATTTGCTTGTGCTGTTTGTGGAAAAGAATTAAAAGATGGTAAATTTAAGAAATGTTATGAATGTAATATGGCAGGTAAACTTTCCGAACCGACTAAAGAGGAAAAATTGCCAGCAGAATTAACCGGCCCGAAATGCGTAGATTGCGGAGTCGCATTAAAGGATGATAAATATACTAAATGCTTTCCTTGTAATAAAAAGAATCCAGTAAAGAAACAATGGTCTGGAAAGAAAACTAATTATGATAGTCCAGAAAAAACAGCACAAATTCAAAAAGGAAATGCATTGAACGCTGCTGCTGCGGTGTTGGCCGGGGCAGATTGTATCAAAGCATTAGACCCAGAAGGCATTGCTCAAGTTACTAGATTAGTAGCAGATTCATTATTAGATTATTTAAAACAGGATTAGTCCATTATTAGAAAGGACACAGAATGGAAATTAATGATAAGTTATTTGATTATCTCAAAAGTAAATTAAAATCTTTTGAGAAAACTACAAAGAATGGACAAAACCTATTTACATGTCCTAATATTGCAGGACATAAGTATGTAGGAAAAAGTCCGACAGCTACCACTATATCAGGAACTCAAAAAATTACCTGCATGCAGTGTGGCTGGAGAGGTACTTTTTTTGATGCGGTCAGAATAATAGAAGAAGATAAAAAGAATTATTCTGATGCACAGATAACAGAATATTTAATCAACGCATTTGCTGTTGATATTTATTCTGAATTAAACGTTTATAAGACGAATAATTGGTCATTAGTTCCCATAGCCAAAAATGGTAAGCATCCAATAGAAAAAGATTGGACTAACATTACTCACCTAGAAAAAGTAGAGTGGATAAAATGGCTGAACAATGGACTCAATATAGGTCTTAGAACGGGTGAAGTTAGTGGAATAACTGTAATTGACGTTGATAATAAAGAAATACCAATTGAACAAAGACCTGTTAGAGAAGAATTAATTAAATTATTAAATGATTCAGGAACATTAATGCAAAATACCGCACATGGCGGAGTACATTACGTGTTCAAATACGATAAAGAAATAGTACAAACAGTAGATATTGGCGGAGTAAAGATTGATATTAGAAATGATGGTGGACAAATTCTAGTTCAACCATCAAAATTAGAAACATTGAATTATAATTGGAAAAATGTTAATGCAGAAATAAAACCATTTTCCGACGAGATAAAGGTTAAACTGTTGAAATTGATGAAGGTAGAAGTCAGTAGAAAACCAGTAGAAGTTGAAAAAATCTCTTCATCTTCCGACGAATTAGTAGAATTAAAAAATAACGGTTTAGATGGATGTTGTAACGATACATTCACTAAATTAGGTGGAATTTTAATCAATAAATTTTCACCAGAACAAACAGAGTTTATTTTAAGTTTAATGAACCGTAATTTATTACAAAATCCAATGCCTCATCAAGATATTCAAGCAATGATGGGTTCATTAGATAAATACAAATCAGCAGAAGATAGTACTCAAGAAAAAGCAATTTATGAATATTTGAAGATGTTACAGAATGATGTTAATGCTAAGGATATTATGGATAGTTTAAAATTATCCCGAGCAATAGTAGATAAATATTTATCTCAATTTGTAAAAGACGGTAAGGCCATACGCTTATCAAGAGGTCGTTATAAATTCCGTGAGAAAGTAGAATGGTCAGATAAATACGGTGTTTTAGGAACTGCATTGAGATATAAAGTACCGTACTTTGATTATCTTCAAGATTTTGAAGAAGGAGATATTATATTATTAGGTGCTACTCCAGGTGCAGGTAAAACAACTACATCTATGAATATTATTCAGCAATTAGTAAAACAGGGAGTAAAACCATATTACATCTATTCTGAAAGCGGTTCTCGTTATCAAAAGACTGCAATTAAATTAGGTATAGAAGAACATCAATTCTATAAAGCCTATCATGGAAATCCATTATCAATTGAAATTGAACCTAATGCATTTACCATTCTGGATTGGTTATTAGTATCTGAAAAAGAAAATACTGATACTATCTTCAAGTTTTTTACTGAAGAAATGGCCCGCAAAGGTGGTATTCTGGTTATCTTTATGCAACTCAAGCCAGCATCTCTTGACTGGTACGCTCCATCAATGGTAGTTCAGATGCCAGCCCTAGCTGCAAGATATTTTATGGATGCAGAAGACGGTAGTAGCGGTCATTGGCAGATAGATAAACTAAGAGACCCACGTGGGAATTATAGGAACGCTATAATTTCATGTAAATATAATTTCGAAACTAAAGAACTAACCTCCGAAAGCGGTGTATAATGGATAAGAAACAATTACGACATGAATCTTATTTAAGAAATAAAGAAAGGATATTAAATTCTCATAAGATTTATGTTATTGAACATAAAGATAAAATAGCACTTTATCAAAAGGAATACAGAAAAAAGAATAGAGAAAAACTTTTAGTTCAGCACGAACTCGCAAGGAAAAGAAGATTGAAAAATGACATTAATGTCAGAATTACCTATAATTTAAGAGCAAGATTACATAAAGCATTGCATAGAAATCAAAAAACAAATACTACAGTCAAATTATTAGGATGTGATATCGATTTTTTAAAAGTGTATCTAAATAATTTATTTACAGAAGGTATGAGTTGGAAGAATTATGGTAAATGGGAAATAGACCATATTAAACCATGTGCTAGTTTCGACCTCAGTAAGCCAGAAGAGCAACGTAAGTGTTTTCATTACACAAATCTTCAGCCCTTATGGGAAAATGAAAATATCAGGAAGGGAAAAAATGTTTAAAAAATGTAGGTATTGTAGATATTGTTATTGTGGTGATGAAGCAGATGTAAGTGGATTAGACTGTAGAAAAAATAAGTTATTTAGAATAGTTGAAACAGATAAAGTTCATCCATATTGTGATAATTATAAATTCTCTTTATTAAAATTATTATTAGGAGTCTAAAGTGGAGCACATCGAACGATTAACTAAAAAGGAAAAGTTACAGATTCTTCAGGATGTAAAAGATGGCGGATGGCAAGGTTGTATGTGTGATGAATGTTTAATAAAGATTGCTAAAATTGTTTTGGATTATCAATTAAGGAAAGAAAAGAGATAATGGATAAATTAGTTAAACAGATTCAGAAATTAAATCAAATTTATGATATAATGAGAATTCAGTATGATTCTTTGAAAAAGATGTTTAAGAATCATAGCGGAGTAAAGCAGAAAGTTATATTGAGTGAACAGATATTACATCAGGCCTATGCTCTTATTTTAGAAAAGACGGAAGAAGTTGCTACTAATAGAGAATTTAATAAAATTGTAAAGGATGTTAAAAATGAAAATAAGGATAACTAATTTAATACCTGAGTCTATAGGGGAATTTAAAAAAGACAGTAATAGGGTTAGATATGCAGGAAGAACAGTAGGTAAAGTTACTGAATTTATACAAACAGATAATGGGTTAGATATAATTGCAGTAATTACAGATAAAAAATTAATTTCTAAACTCTTAAAAAAATGAAAACTACTAAAGAAATAGGGGATAAATTAGAGCAATATGTATTGGCTAAGGTCAGAGAATTAGACCCAAATGCCAAAATTTATTCTAATAAAAGCCAGAAAGACATTGCATGTAGTTTTGGATTTGGTGAATGTAAAAAAAGAAATACAAAAGATTTCACTATTAAAGAATCAGTATGGAATCATTTAAATAATAATTTACCTATTAATACAAAGAAATTTTGTTTTATGGTACATGAAAATGCAAGCGGAAAAAGATTATTAACTTTAGACTGTGATGAATTTTTCAGAATTCTAAAAAAAGCAAAAGAGAATGAATAAAATATTAGAATTTTTATTTTTTAGTTTTATATTTTTTGGATTAGCAATCGCAATGCCAGTAGCATTTACACTAGCATTTTATTTGATAATGATAAAATGAAAAAAATAACGATTAGAGTTCCTATTTGGAATTATAATAATGAACATGCAATTGGAATTAAAGCAGAAAAAGTAACTGCTAATTTTCAAATCAGTATTTCTTACAAGGATAAGAATGGTCAATTACTTTATCCAGATACATATTTTATGACAAAAGAAGAAATACAAAAATTTGAAAGAAAATTATTAGGTGGAATGAATGTTTATATTATTCCGATTAGATGCTTAAAGATAAAGGAGAAATAAATGGACTATATAATGAACGGAGTGTGTACTAATGAAGGAGAAACAGTTTGTTTTGAGCCTTATGCATGTGATGCATGTCCATATAATTTAAATACTGTAATAGATGAAAGATTAGAGGTAGGATTATAATGAAAAGATTTTATTTAACGATAATGAGGAATATTTGCTGGTTTTTAGAAGATGTATATGATTTTTTTACATGCAGAACAGCACATGTTTCTGAATTTTATCCAAGTGCAAAATATGAAGATGCATTATTAGTGGAAGATGCTAAAAAACATATCAAGGAACTATAATGAAGAAATCTAAAAAATTAAATTTAAAGTTTAAAGAAAAGGTTAAAAGATTAAGACTTGGAGATAGAGTCTGGGTTAATTATCTTACTGATTATGGAGTAATCAGTAAAGATGGTATAGTTGAAGATATTGGGAAAGATTATATTGTAATTGATAAATATTTAATTCATAATTATGAATTAATAAATATTGATAAAATATGAAAAAAGTAAATGTTACAAAAATTTATAAAGGTTATGTAAGCGTAAGTAATTTTATAGTAGAAGAATGCATCGCTGCTAAAGAAACATTAGTTATTACTTATAATAAAAAGAAAATGACCATTCCATTTGAGAAACTGAACATACATGTTCAGTTATCTACACGAATTTATCATTCATCTGATGGAAAGTCTTATAAACTGTATGATTATTTATTTGTACCCGATGAAAAAAAGAATTAGAAGTTTATGTCTTACATGTGAAAAACGTTGTGGTGGACATTTCGATATAGCATTAGTTACTAGGTGCATGGATTGGGTAAAAAAGGAGAAGAAATAATGAATATATGTTCACAAGGTCATGATGAAATTTGTTATGAAGGAAGAGATTGTCCTGTCTGCGATTTAATGAGTGATTATAAATACGAAATTGACGGTCATATTGAAATTATCGATAAATTAAATAATGAAATAACAGACTTAAAAAAAGAAATAGAACGCTTAAATAATTTAGAATAGGAGTTAAAAATGGAAAAACGAAATAAGAAATGGTTAAAAAAGGTAGCAATCCTATTAATAAAAGCAAAGATACTTGATAGAATAAAAATCAATAAACCTTATGGATGGTCTGCTAAACGTACATTTAAAGAAGATTTTATTGTTGAATCTTATAGATTTGCATTAAAAAAATTAAGGAGACGATAATGGGTAGAAAAAAAGGTGGAACTAATAAAAATAAGAATGTTCCTTTATCAGAAGAATCTAAGAAATTAGTTGAAAAGGGATTACAGGAAGCTAAAGAAGGAAAGATAGAACCTTTAGATAAGGAGCAAAAAGAACGTCGAGAAAAATTAAAAGGTGTTATGCGTGATATTAATAAAAATATAGAAGGTGCAACTATTGATTACGCTAATACAATAGAAGTCCGGGAACGTCAGTCTTTTGGATATAAATGTTTAGATATGCTTACTGGAGGCGGAATAGAAAGAGGTAATTGTTCTGTTATTTGGGGTTCTAAAGGTTGCGGTAAGACTACAATAGCCCTTAAATTGATTGCCACAGCTCAAAAAGAAGGTAAAATAGCAGCTTATCTTGATGTTGAGCGTTCTTATGATAGTGTATGGGCTAAATCTTTCGGTGTAGATACTGAAAGTCTAGTTTATTTAGTTTGTCCGACAGCAGAAGCAGTCATGGATTCAGTTATTAAATTATGTAAAGAAAAGGTAGTAGATGTTATTGTTTTAGATTCTGTACAAGGATTAAGTCCACATGGAGAACAATACGAAGGTAAAGCGGATAAGGAAAGGTCAGTACAAGACGATACAATGGCTCTTTTAGCTAGAAAATTATCACAATTTTTTAGAATGGCTATTGGTTATATTTCAGAAGCTAAATGTGCACTATTATTAATTGGTCAGGCCCGAATGGATTTAGGTTCTTTTATTAAAATGGAAACTCTATCCGGTGGTCATGCATTAATGCATAATTCTAGATTAATTTTAAGGATTAGACGTGGACAAGGTGCAGATGCTCCAACAGAAAAAAGGCCTACTGGAGAAAATGATAAGAACGGTAAAGCCAAGATGGAAGATATAAAGATTGGTTTTGATGCAGTTATTCATGTTAATAAATCGCAGATACAGGGTTGCACAGAAGGTGATGAAGTACATGTGCCCTTCTATTATAAGGATGGAATTCATGAATAAAAAGAAAGTTTGTATTAGATTTTTAAGAAAAGAATTTGGTTGTTGGGATTGCCATAATGGTGGAAATTCTAACTGTATAGATTATATCGAAATTGGAATAGAAGAAAGAATAAAGGAGTAATCTAATGGCGAAGATAGAGATTTGGGAGAACACAATTTAGAAAATATTGAAACTGAAAATACTGGGTATGGTTTTACAAAGTGGTTAATTCTAGATGGGCATCAAAAAAAGCAGCATATTTTATTCATTCAATGAATCCGACAGGTGCAAATGCAATGTTAAATTTATTAAAAGATAACAGATATGAAGCCCAGTGGACACCGTTTCATTTATTAAAGTTGGAAGATAGATAAAGAGAGAAGGAAGACAGATAGATAGCAAAAAGGAGGAAGGAAGATGATATTAAAGATTATGAAATTAGATACAGGTAATGATTCAGTAGTATCTTTTATTGAAGGGATTAGCCATGTTGATTTTACTATTTTAAAGTTAGCAGAATATGCTGAAGATAATTATCTTTGTCCTGTTTGCAAATATACTTGTGATAAAGATAAAATGATTCATAGATTTAGACTTTACAACGAATCTAGTGAATTATCTAAAGTAATTTTTGTTGGTACTAGTTATGAGATTTACTTATTGAATAATTCAGGTAAAACAATCGAAAAATTAAACTAAAAGGAAGTTAAAAACTTCCTTCTCTCTTAAAATTGAAAGGACATAATGCTTAAACTAAAGTTAACAAATATTCATAACGAAGGAAAAACGGTATTTTTATTTCATCGCACTGGAAAAGAACTCCAGATGATGAAAGACGAATCTCTTTATCCTTATTATTACGAACCTGCCTTAAAAGGAACGTTTAGAGGATATTTTGGTGAGAAATTAGATAAAATATTCGTAAGCGACCCTTATCAAATCTCAAAAAAGAAAACAAAAATAAGTCAAGAAGCAGATATTAATTTTTGTAAAAGGTATCTACTTGATAAAGTTTCAATGGATAAACCAGAACTTAGATGGGTTATTATGGATATTGAAACTCAATCTAAGAATATGCCCGATGCAATGATTGCTCCAGACCCAGTAACGTGTATAACAACCTACGATAATTATACTCAAGAATACAAACAGTTCTGGACATTAGATTATAAGAGTGAATTTCTTTTAATAGATGCATTTATTAATTATATAAAAAGTGTTTCTCCTGATTTATTGATTGGTTATAACATTAAAGGATTTGATTATGAATACTTGCTTCATAGATATCCAGATTTTGCTGAAAAACTTAGTCCTATTGGGAAAAGAGTTAATCGTAATGGTTTCCCTGCAGGAATAAGTATTCTGGATTATTATGAATTAGTTAAGAAAGTTTATAAATTTAAAAAATATAAATTAGAATATGTTTATTGTACCGAATTTAAAAAAGAATACAATCCCGAGAAATTTGCATTTCATATTATAGATGAAAAGATTAAAAATAAGAATTTGAATGATGTCAAGATGTTGGTCGAATTAGAAAATAAATTCCATCTTCTTAATTATTTTGATGAACTTAGACGCATAGGTAAAGTAATGTGGGATGATTTATGTATGAATTCAGTTATAGTGGATGGAGTTATTTTACAAACCGCAAAAGAAAAAGGAGTTATACTTCCATCTAAACCCGATGAGGATGAAAAGTTTAGACGAACTGAAGAAGATGAAATCATAGGTGGATATGTTTATGCGAAATCAGGCCTACATAAAGGAGTTCATTTATTTGATGTAGGAGGAACTTATCCTAATCTTATTATTACCTTTAATCTTGACCCGGTAAACGTTAAAAAAGAACCTAATACTCAAACCGTAACTGTTAATAAGGTAAATATTTGGCAGAATTCAAATGCTATCGTTCCTACAGTATGCAGAAAGATGGTAAACGCCAGAGAAGAGATTCAGAAATTAGTTGCAACACTTACTGGAGATGAAAAAGATTTAATGAAACAGAAAGATGCAGCTATTAAAGGAGTTAATAATACTGTTTATGGAACGTTATTATTTAAAAGTAGTAGAATGTATAATAAGGATATTGCTTCTACAATAACCTATCTAGCAAGATTTTTAATCCGTTATACTAAATTAAGACTTAAAACATTTGGTTATGAAACTGTAGCCAGTGATACAGATTCGATTTTTGTCAAGACTGATGAAGATTATGCGGTAATTCAATCTATGATAAATGACCAAATAATTCCCGAATTTTTAAATCATTTTGGAAAAGATACAGGAACTTTAAAATTTAAGTATGAAGGAACATTTGATAAACTATTTATTTTAACAAAGAAACATTATATAGGCCATATGATAAATAAAGATAAATTAGTTATTAAAGGAGTAGAAGTTTTAAGAAGTGATTCAAGTAAATTTATGGAAAAATTTCAAGAACAATTATTAACTCATATTCTTAATGAAACACCCAAAGAAGAAATCGATAGATGGATGACAGAAGAATCAAATAGAATGAAAACTCTACCCTTAACAGAAGTAGCGTTTCCTGTTAAATTAAGTAAATCTCCTGCAGCATATAAAGTAGAGACTATTCATATTAGAGCATTACGTTATGCGTTATTAGAACACCCTGAATGGCAAGTAAGTATTGGGCAAGATTATTATTATACTTATATTATTCCTGAAAAATTTGAAACTAAGACAGTAACTAAATCAGTTAAGAAGACTAAAAAAGATTTAAAAGATAATCCTTCTGAAGAATTAACTAAGATGAAAACAACCGAAATAAAGAAATATAAAGAAATCATGGCATTTGATGATTTTGTAGGAATCGGGGATAATAAACCTGATTGGAAAATGATTACAGATAGAAATATCTGGAAAAAAGCAGAAGCAATCTATGTTGCAATGGGTTGGGAGTTACCTGCACATGAATAAATTATTAAATAAAATAGGTTGGAAAACTATAGATTTGATAACGTGGTTAGTAATAAAAATAATGAGGTTGAAATGATTAAGAATTTAAAAAAATTAGAACGTAATTTAGGATTTAAATTACGCAATAATACTTTCTGTTTAGCAGTTGATACCGCCACTAAAAGTGGTATTGCAATGATTGATATTAATAAAGGTAAATTAACAATAAGAACATATTTATTGACATTGCCTAAATTATCTAAAGATTCTGAATCTAAAGCTGAGAAGTATCAAGAGCATTTGGCCGAGTTTGTAAAATTAATAGATGATACCTTAATACCATCTTTACCTAAATTTAATAAAGAACATTCCCTGATGATTTTAGAAAATAGTTTTCTTAAAATGAATGTAGTTACCTTTGGTTTTCTTAGAGCATTACAGGGAATTATTTATGCTAAGTTATGTGATAAGTTTGGGGAAATTAAAATTATATTTCCTATAACTGCCAGGAATTTGGTAGGATTTCAATCTAAATTGCCTAGAGGAACAAAGGGTAAAGAAAAGAAACAGGAAATCATGAAGTGGATAGGAAATGTAGTAGAAGAACCGATTAAGGATGACAACATCGCAGACGCACTTCTGCTTTGTTTTGCGGGATTAAAACTATGAAAAACTTCAAACCGATTATAGAAACATGGAAAATCATTAAAAATTATAATAAATACCTAGTAAGTGATTTGGGAAGGATTAAAAGAAATTATAAATCATCCGAATTAATATTAAAACCCCAATTATCAAATGCAGGTTATTTACGAGTTCAGTTATCACGTGATGATAAATATATAAAGTATTCCGTTCATAGGCTAGTTTTAATGACATTTAAACCTACACAAATAAAATTAGAAACAAATCATATTAACGGGAACAAAACAGATAATAGGCTTAGTAATCTCGAATGGGTAACTCCTTCACAAAACATTAAACATGCGTATAAAAATAAATTAAGAACAGCAGTAACTGGAGAAAATTGTTCTTGGGCGAAATTGAAAGAACAGGATGTAAAAAGTATACGATTTGCTTTTAAAAGTGGATTTTGGAACATGAGACAACTGGCGGAATTATACAAAGTCAATAAAACGACTATATTTGAAATAATACATTATGAAATTTGGAGGAATGTATGTTAAAACCATTTCGTCCGATGCTTGCACCTAATGAAAAAATAGATATTTCTACTTTGAAATATCCATTACTCGCCAGCTATAAGTTAGATGGTATAAGATGTATATTCAAAGACGGATGGATGTATTCTAGGGCACTTAAATCGTTTCCTAATTTACAACTTAGAAGAAGATTTGAGTATTTGGCCGAATTATCTAGAGAAAAAAATATAATTCTTGATGGCGAACTACTTGCTAAATCATTAACTTTTAATGAGTTATCTGGAATTACCAGACAACTTGATAAAGAACTCCCAGAAGATTTATTCTTTTATTGTTTTGATGCAATTAAAAAAGAAAACTTTAATCAACCATTTAATGAAAGATTAAATAATATAACAACGGATTTCGGAATATGTATACCTTACGTAAGTATTATAAAACAACAATTAATTTTTCATGCGACTGCAGTAGATAGTTATTATGAAGAGGCATTAGATTGGGGCTGTGATGGTTTAATTTTAAGGTCTCCCGAAGGAAGATATAAATTTGGCAGAGGAACGGTTAAAGAAGGATTAATCTATAAGATGAAACCATTTCAAACATTCGATGCTAAGATTATCGGAATTATCCAAGCTACTGAAGTTCGTGAAGGGGCGGAAAAGAAGATTAATGAACTCGGTAGGTCAGTAACAAGCAAAAAGAAAGATGATAGAATCTTAATAGAGAAAGCATCAGCGTTTTTAGTTATGTATGAAGGAAAAGAATTAAAAGTTACTATCGCAATGACTGATGAAGAGAAAATAGATGTATGGAAAAATCAGTCTAAATATTTAGGTAGAATAATAGAATATAAAGGGATGCTCGTAGGAGCAAAAGATTTGCCCCGGCATCCAGTTTATATAAGAATGAGGGATGATAAATGAAAAAATTATTATTAATGGTGTTATGGTTTATTTTTGTTTTAACAATTGCAGCAAATGCTGCTGAACCTAAATTTCAAGTGCATGTAATAAAGAATTTATCTCCTGGAGTAAATTATTCAATCAATACTCCAGTAATAATTGATTATGATAATGATGGAGACCAAGATATTGTAATGATTACCAAAGAAGAAACAATTTACTTTTTAGAAAATTTATTAATAGCATAAACTGAAAGGAGGTAGATAATGTTTATATTAGGATTAGTAATCGGAACAGTAGTAGGATTGATTATTGGCGGATTAGTAGGAGTTTTCGTTTATCCTCTAATAAAGAAGTAATAATATTAATGCTAAAGGAAAGGAGAATTGTAAGATGATAACAATTGAAGCAGTAAACAGCGATTTAGACAAAATAGCAGAAAAAAATCCTAGCGAAATTTTGACCGTTGGTTCGGTTGTTGCTATTGTCAAAGTCGTTATGAAATTTCTTAGTACTATGAGAAGTAATCAACTTTTGACTGAAGAAGATAAGAAAGAACTAAAGGCTAAGAAGAACGAAGCAAAGAAGAAATAATGAAAAGGAAAGGTTGGGAAACCGCCTTTCCCCAATGATTTGCGTAAAATATATGTTATACTATAGTAGAAAGGAATAAAATGAATAATTGGTTGTTAAAAGACATAGTTGGCAGTATACTTGTAATTACGAGTATTTTTGATGCCATCAAGTATACGCTTCAGGCCAATAAGATTAGGCATACAAAAAATGCCAAATCTCAATCTAGAAAATTCATTAATTTTGCTATAGTAAATGATGTGGTTAAATTTTATTATGGTACTATTATAATGGATTGGTTTATTATAGTTTCATCTGTATTGGCAATTATATGTATGCTGGATTTATGGTTTACTACATATCGTTTTTATCCCTACCGCATGAGAGGTTGTGTTAATTTTAAGAAACCATCAATAATAATTTATTTAATAAACAGTATATTACCTAATAAACTAAGAAAACGTCTTTAATAAGGAGGATTAGATATGGATGTACATTTCTGCGATTTATGTTCTCAACCAATGAAAGATGGGATGTCATACATTCTTTATGTCGCAAGTCCGCAAACAATGTCTGAAACTTTAGAAACTAAAGAAGACATTACACATTATATTGATAAAGTAGGTAGAGAACAAAAAGAAATATGTCCTACATGCAAGCATTTGTTCGATAGGATATTCTTTCATCGTTTGGAGGGAATGGCTGCTCTTACAGAGGAATGTTATGATTTATTTAATCTTCCGCCATACAATCCTAAAAAGAAAAAAGGAAAGAAATGAATTTATTAATATTTGGTGATTTACATATTAAAAAGAGTGAACTAACCGAATGCGGTTTAGTTTTAAATGAACTCATCTCATTAGCAAATAAATATAATGTAGATGCAGTTTATGATTTAGGTGATACATTTGATATTTTAAAACCTGAATCAGAATGTTTAGATTTATTTTCTAAATTTATTGTTAAATTAAATAGGCCTTTAACAATGCTCGCAGCTAAATCACATGAATCAACTACACCTGAAGAAAGCATTGTTAATCATTTTGGCATATTGAATCCTGGTGTCAAAGTAGTAAAAGAATACATAGATGAATCTTATATGTATTGTGGGCATTTTATGTTAAAAGAAAGTACTGGCGGTTATGATGCGACCGCAATTGCAGAAAATTTTAAACAGTATAAATATGTGCTTTTAGGGCATCAGCATACCTTACAGGCAATTGGTAAAAACATCATGCATTTAGGGTCATGCAGATACATAGATTTTGCTGAAAGTCAAGATAAAGCCAAAGTAGTATTATTAGTGGAAAATTACAAAGGAAACGATGAAACTAACCACTTAATAGGCCTAAAAACGCCCTATCCTATGAAGGATATATATCTAGACCCTAAAGCACAGAAAGCCCAGCTAGGGTCATCTCTAGCTAAATCTGAAGAGGAATTAAGGGCAATACTGGACAAAATTGACCCAAAGACCAAAGTTCGGGTAATATTTAAGGATTTTGACTCATACTCTAAAGTTATTAACAGTTTATCCACATATAAGAATAAATTTGTAATGTTTAAAGAAAAAAAGGATTTTGTTATTTCAGATAACACAGATACTATTAAAAACGAAGGAATTTCTATAAAAGAAAGTCTTAGGGAATATTTGGAAAGCAATAAAATCACGAAAGAAATTAAGGAGATATTATTAAATGAAATCTAATAGGGCAATCAATATATGGACTGCTGCTTTTTGGGAGGGAGAAGGTCATTGCAGTAAGAACCGTGAGAGTGGGTATACTGTTGGAATTTGTCAGACAATAGACGAAAACAGGACAACACTATCGGCGATGAGATTAATCAAAAAAAATTATGGAGGAAGATTATATTATAACAAGCCGGATAATTTAAAATATAAACTCCAAATTCGGTGGCAGATTAGTGAACGAAATGATATTATTAATTTTTTAAGAAATATTTATCCATATTGTTTGATAAGACAGAAACAGGTGGCGGATGTTATTGATTACTATAATAATACAGAATTTAAAACTAAAAACAATTTAAAATTTCTACAAAGGATAAAAAAATATCTAAAAAAGAATTACACGTATCAGCGTATTAGTAAAAAATTAGGGTGTAAAATTTCTGATTCTACTGTATGTAGAATTATTCAGAAATATAACTTATTAGAGGAAATAAAATGAGTTCAAAAAAGAAAACCAAGTTAAAATCCACATGTTGTGATGCACCAGTTAAAATAGGTGGAGTAGGAGATTTTAATGATAAAGATAAAGTATGTACTCTTTATTCAGTTTGTACTAAATGCGGTAATCCGTGTGATATTAAAAGTACAGTAAGAAAGACTTGGGAAATCAATCCTAAAACTAGAATTGCACCTAATAAAAAACAAAAGAATTTAGATAAATTATCTAAAGAAGAAATTGAACGTTATAGAAAATCGGAGGATTTTTAACTTTGCCAAGAAATCGTAAGAGTAAGTATAAAAAAGATGCACCGAGAACTGGAGCACCTGAACACTGTAAAGTCTTTGATGTAGTTAATGCAATTGCACTTCAAATTACTGATGGATGGATGACTCCAGATGAATGGGAACAAATTTATTTAGGAGTAAAAGAAAAGGTAAAATATGTTAAAGAGTGTAAGTCTTAAAAATTTTGAATTATTTAAATTAACCGAATTAACATTAGGTAAGATTAATGTTATTTCTGGTATTAATTTAGATGATACACAATCTTCTAGTAATGGGTCTGGTAAGACTACATTAGCTAAGAATGCAATTACCTTTGCTCTTTATGGAGATGTATCTGGAATCAATCTTAAAGACCTTATTCAAATCGGTACTAAAACCGCAGAGGTTACAATTGTAATACAAAAAGGTAACGATACATTTAAAATAACCAGAAAGATACCTAATGAACTTCATATTCTTATTAATGAAAAAGAATTAGAGGCCAACACAGTTACTATTAAACAGAAATATATAGATGACCTATTTGGGGATTATGAATTCTTTAAGAAATTTAGAATGATAGATTCAAAAGGTATAAATCTATTAGATTTAGGAATAGTATCTTTGAGAAAAGAATTAATGAATTTTGTAGATGGTTTATTTACAGGAATAAGAAAGAATCTGTTGGCTAAAAAATTAGAAAGAGAAACATATAATGTAGATAAAAGATACTATAAGTTTTCATTATCAGAACGCAGGATTCAAACATTGAATGCCGGATTGGATGATATAAAAAAGAACTACGGTGAGTTTGAAAAAGATGGCGACCTTCAGAACGGTATTGTGAATAAAATTAAATCAGAAATTCAAACTAAAGAAAGATTAATTTATAATCGTAAAAGAGAAATAGATGAAGCTAAAAAGAGTGGAATTTGTCCTATTCTCAAGACTAAATGTACGCAGATAACTAAACAGATTACGCCTGAACAAGATTTAGAAATTCAGATGGAAATAAGTGGCTGGGATGAAGAGATAATAGATTTAAAGGCCCAGTTGTCTAATGAAGAAGATGCTCTAGGTTATTATAGTGCTACATTAGAAAAATTACAACTTGAAGAACAAAAGGCTAGAGAATGTTTAATGAAGTTAAAAGAAGCATTTAAATTTAAAGATTATAAGTATACCAGACAAGATGTTTTGCTTTATGATGAATCTATTAAGGTATTAGACTCCTTTGCAGGATACTACATCAACGAATGGTTAAAACAATTAGCTGTAATAATAAATGATTTATTAAAAGACGTAAACATGCAAGTAGAATTTAATGCAGAGAAAGATTTCATTAAAATTAAGAACGGTGAAAATGAACTGAAGTATGAACAGCTTTCGAGCGGGCAGAAGTGTTTTCTTAGTAGTGTGTTTAAATTGGCTATTCTTTTGCATAAGGGAGAAAATGATGGTATTATAATCGCAGATGAAGGATTAGGAAACATGGATGCAGTTAATTTCCTCAAATTTATAGAGATTTGCAAGACATTACCTTATCAGTATTTTATAATTTATCAGAATTTACCCGAATTAGAAGAAGTTAATAAAATTAATATAGTTAGAGAAAACGGGACGAGTAAAATAAAATGATTAAAATAATTATATTTCTATTAATCTTAGCTGCTTTGCATGCCAAACTTGAACTCATGATTGAGGGAAAGAAGGGTGGATGGGCTTTGCGATTACCATGCTGGCGAATAGATAATAAATTTACGCAGTTTTTTCTAGGTAAGGAAATTACAGGTTATCATTTTTGGATGTTAATTATGTATATCGTTATTTTTCATAGTCCGTATTTATTTATTCCCATAACATTGAAAAATGAATTATTAATTTTAGGATTCTTTTGTTGGTACTGGATAGCAGAAGATTGGTTCTGGTTTTTAGAAAATAACATGTATGGATTAAAGAATTTTAAACCTGGAAGAATTTTTTGGCATAAGAGATGGATTTGGTTTCTTCCTGTATCGTATGTGTGGGGAATAATCATCGGTACTATTTTATTAACAATTGGGAGATTAATATAATGAAATGTAATCATAAATGGGCAAAGCATAATTTTATAGTATACAGATTCATACTGTTTGTTAAATTATGTGAAAAATGTGGTAAAGCAGAAACTGAAGTTATTCAGATTGAGGAGGATTAATGATTAAACCTATTATCACAGACCGTGCCATTTTAAAAAGACCGAGTGAGAAAGTAAGTCCTGAAGATAATATTAAATCAATTATTCAAGACCTAAAAGATACTATCGCTTCTCAACCTCATTCAATAGGTTTGTCAGCACCTCAAATCGGTATACAAAAACGTGTATGCATAGTTAGACTTCCTGCTGGAATAAATCAGGAAACTAAGAAGGTAGAGTTTACTGAAAAAATATTAATCAATCCTATTATAACCTCAAAAGATAAGTTGGTTCAATTAAAAGGTGAAGGATGTTCTTCTTTTGTAGGAATAAGTGTAAATACTGATAGATATATTTATATTACCTTAGAATATTTAGATGAAACTTTAAAACTCCAGGCTGGATGCATGCAAGATTGGGAATCATTTGCAGTTCAGCACGAAACGGACCATTTAAACGGAATTCTCCTATTTGATAGGAAACATAAAGCGAGGTAAATGATGATTATACAATTATTAATAAGCCTATACATCTGTATCATAGTGCATGAATTAGGCCATTTACTCGCAGCTAAGGCCTGTAAATGCGGTGTTCCTACTTATAGCGTAGGATTTGGTAAGATATTATTTCAAAAGAAAATAGGAAAAACTGTTTATCAAATAAGATTACTTCCTTTAGGTGGATTTTGTGAATTAGAAGGAGAATTAACTCGTAGTAAAAAGAAATCTGCATTTACTAATCTTAGGTATACTAAAAAAGTACTTATTTCTGCAGCAGGATGTATCGTTAATATTTCGATGGGATTGATTGTTGGTTTAATTGGATATTTCACAGCCAATTATAATTTAGTTTATTTTAGTGTAATAAGTATAACATTAGGAATAATGAATCTTCTACCTATAGCACCGTGTTTAGATGGAGGTTATATTATATTCTTCCCGATTTGTATTAAAATCTGGGGTAAAAAGAAAGGCCTTATTATATTTGAAAAGATGGTTAAAATTAGTTTTAAAATAGTAATGTGGCTAAATTATTTATGTATTCCCTGGTTAATTTGGAACTGGAGAAAATTATGATTAAATTAATATTAAAATTATTAGAAAAATTACCTTATAGAACTAAATTCGGATTATCTTTAGCAGATGTAATAAAGGTAAGATATTACTATAGATATGGTAAAAAATGCCTATGCGGTGGCATTGTAACCACTATCGGCGTAGGCCGAGAAGGCTGGGAAACCGCATGCAGGGATTGCGAATTTGTCTATGATGAAGATTAAAATAAATCGGTATTTTGATGAAAATTGCGTAAAATATATGTTATACTATAGTATGAAGATAAAAATGAAGGTAAAGCTAAGGAGGAGAGATGGATAAATTAAATAAGGTGATTAGCACCACTCGTAAGCTAATCGACCTACCCTACAACCGCTTCAACCTGGAAAATTATTATTCAGTTTTAAACGATAATAAAATTCCTGCATTTACCGTCGAAACTAAACCAAATCAACCAATTAAACTAATGTCTGGTGGGAATTTCTATGCCCGAATTATAACCAGTACAAATTATCATTCTGCCAAAAAGAACGCCAAGACTGTCTATATAGTAGGTAAAGGTATTCTTTTTGATTCAGGCGGATATAATTTAAAAACAGGTAGAACTGGCCCTTATGGTATGCATGATGATAAGGCCGGTATGATTATAGCCATGAATATTGCCAATTATTTAAAAGGTAATGTCGTGGCTTTTTGTCCTGTAACCACAAATTTTTTACATAATAGTAGTATAATTCCTGGAGATGAGATAGATATAGGAAAAAAGACTGTTAAAGTAACCAATACAGATGCAGAAGGTAGACTTATTTTAGCTGAAGCATTGTCTCAATTACGTCCGAATAAGGATGATATAGTTATTACCTTAGCAACTCTTACGGG